TCTAACTGCTTATGCCGTTTATGATGAAAGGAGACATAAATGACTAGTATGTATGCTATGCCGGATGATATTCTGCATCCGGACGATAGAATCGATAAAATCAAACTCGGAAGCTCATTAGGACGGTTTAAAGGAGCCGAGCTGAGAGTTGTAGATCTACACAGAACTGCTAAGAAGACGACTGCTACGGTGGCCGTCTTTTTAGTTGGTTATCGCACAAGCAACCAATTTGACATTGATATTCAGGATCTGAAGACTGTATCAGAAGTGAAGTTCAAAGCCTTCCATACGGCTAGAAATCTGAGGGTTGTATGACATTTATTGATATAGTAGCTTGCTTTTTTGTTATCTCTGTAACAAGCAGCTTTATGGTATTTATATCGATTATGTCATGGAGCATATTTGAAGATACTAAGCTTGGAGAAATGCTTATAGAGAAACTGAAATCCAAGGAGAATAAGAATGAGTAGACCGCCGATAAAATCTATTGAAGCAATTAGAAATTATTGTAAAAAGACTCAGTGCAGAGAATGTATTTTCCGAGAAATTGAAAAAATTGGCGACTTAGATTACGTTGCATGCCAATTACAGATGATGAACCCGTGCGACTGGGCAATGGAAAAGGAAGAAGAATGACAGACTTATTAATGACGGTTGTGATTGCCCTTGCTTGTCCTATTTGCATTCCAGTAATTAAGGAAAGGGAAGAAAATGGAGAGCAGAGACTGGGACATGGAGGAAAGCGATGGATGAACTGACTAAACTTGAGACCTGGCTAAGAAGCCATCATATTCCGTACGAACGTATTGATGAGGATCCGAAACCATATGCGTCTCATATGGATAGACACCAGATTTGTGTGCCATCTGAGAAAATCAAGAATTGGGACGCTATTTGCCATTACGGCTCATATGGATACGAAAATGGTTTGCTTGAAATCTATGGCGAACTTGTTACAGAAGATGACGACGATTCAGTAGTTGGATATTTAACGGCTGCTGATGTAGTAAAGCGTGTAGAAACATGGCTGGAAAGGCGTAAGAATGAAGAAGCGTCGAAGAGCGTATAAGAAGTACGATTGGAAAACGCATAAACTTATTAATGAGATTCGAAGTAAGGCTTATGAGCCGTTTTCTGAATTCTTTAAGTGGTACGCGGAAACATTTGGTATTGCTGATAATTTCGATAATTATTTACATGAGATAGCAAAAATAAAGGAGGAATTGTAAATGGATTACCAGTGTGAAGCATTAAGAATTGTTCAAAAATACATATATGAACACTTAGACAAATCGGATAATATCCCGAATTTTGAAGTTTATACAGTATGGAAGTGCAAAGCATTACAGAACTGGAAGTTTCTTATATCAACTAATTTGTATGATGGAATGTACTATGAAGTAACATTCAACGGCGACAAAAATGAATGGTACCTTGATGCATACAAGAAATGGGAAAATATATGTATTAAGGCGGAAGAGGTATAAAGAAATGAAGAAAGAATGGATTGATCCAAAGATTGTTAAGGTGGATATTCGCAATTGCTCGTTTTGTGGTTGTCAGCCAGAAATTCACAAGGAAGAGTATGACGAGTATCCTAGTCAGTATTATTTCACATGCCCAAAATGTCATAGTTATGCATTTTCGGCTATATCCTTGGAGGCAGCTGCTACGTATTGGAACCAGCTGCAGGAAAGGGATTTCTGATGCCTGGATGGATTCTTTACAAACGGAAAGACACAATGCCATTTGGAACCGGCAATATTGAGTGTCCGAAGTGCCATTTTTCCTTTTACTGGAATCCGGCATGTGAAATTGAGAAATCACTTAGGTACTGTCCACATTGTGGAGAGCGTATGGACGAGAAACCTACAGTAAAAGAGGTGGAGAATGAAAGTAGTAAAGTGTGATATTTGTAAAAAAGAGATTCCTGAAAGTGCTATTTATAAAATAGTTAATCACAGGTTTAATAGAGACATTCCTCATAGGGATGAAGTTACCGGGTTTATTGTTAACGATCCTGCTGAGCTTACTGCTGATATTTGTCTTGATTGTTGGGGAAAGATCTATAATTTCGCAGAAGTATTTGCCGAAGATCCTCATGTGAAACTCATCAGAGAGGATGGATCGCCAGTATGAAGTTCTTATATTTATGCAATCAGCATAGACCAGAGTGCGCTAATAGCTGGGATTGTGGAGTGAATTGCACTCACACAACTGATCCTGAATATTCTGAGTACGAGCCTAATCCACCAAAGAATTTTGAAGATCTGGAAGAACGGTTCACATTTGTCGATACATTCTGCATTGATGGGAAAGTTCAGACATTATGGGAGGAAAAACAGAAAGGAGTTAAGGAGTTCAACTAAGGACTCCTTTTTATTATGGTTTGGTTTCTATTGATTCTAATTATTGTATTCGTTGCAGCTTATGTATATTTCTCACTTAAAGTTGCAACGAAACTTCTTACCAAAATTCTTAACCTTGAGAAGCAGGTTTCTGACTTATTTGAAAACGATGCATGGTGCGAGCATGAATTCAAGTCTTTGTCTAAGACTACTGATGAACTCTATGACAACCATATGACTGATATTTCATCTGTGTGGCAGAAGATTGACAATCTCAGCAACGATATTAATCGTGCAAAGATGCGTATTGGGAAACTGGAGCAGTCGAAAGGAGATATTGATGAAGTGGACAGGAGTTGAAGTAGCGCGTGATGCTAGGCGTTACGCAAAGGCACGTCTGAACTATGGACGTGGGGCAGGTATTGAGAGACGTAATATTATGCTGGAACTTAAGCCTAAGATGAAAGATCCAGCGTACGCAGAGGCATTCCAGAACGAACTGAAGAGTTTGGACGATGGAAAGATATTTAAGCAGATCCAGACTCGTAAGAAGCTTGAGAATGCTGTCAAGACAGGCAAGAAGGCATATCGTGGTGCCAATAGACTTTATCATCTTTGGCAGCGCATTAAACCTTATATTTCGGAGGTGTTAGGATGAAGTTTATTAAGATGATTGTTGTTAATCCAAAAGAAGAACCGGAGTTCGAGAAGTACATGGATAGTGTAGTTAAGAAAAGCGAAGGTTCTCCGCAGCATCTTACCTGGTTCAAGCAGTCGCTTAAGGATGGAAAGGTAAGATATTTAAACGGAGTTGAGCAGAAGATCAAACCTGAAGATATTTCCAAGCTTATGGAGAACTGATTATGTGGGCATTGGTCTGTTTAGGCATATTTATTATGGCCGTGTTTTCTCACGCGGAACCTATTGTGGTTGCCACTTTACTTATTGCATCTGGGACATTTGCTATTGCTAGTGCAATCAGCAATAAATCGTAAAAATTACAATCCATATAACGAGAAGGTAATGTGAAGGCACATGAGTTGGTTCGACTCCAACATACCTTCTCTTTTTGTCTGAAAGGAGATTATATTATGACAGACACGAGTTTCTTAACGAAAGTTTCCACAGGTTTCAATCGAAACGCACCAACAATCCTCACCATTACAGGAGTCTCGGCATTGATAGCTGCTGGTGTACTCGGATGTAAGGCAACTCCTAAGGCTATTGCTCTTAAAGAAGCTGCTGAGGAAGAGCTTCTTAGCGATCAGCTGGATGGAGAAGACACTGAAAAGAAGGAGATGACAAAGTTTGAGTTGGTTAAGACAATGGCTCCTGCATATTTGCCGGCTATTGCTCTTGGTTTCACAGGTACTCTTCTTATTTTTGCAGCGAATCACATCAATCTTAAGCGTGTTGCAGCAGTAGCTGGTGTATATTCTGTTACTGCCAATAACTTCAAGGAGTATAAGGCCAAAGTAGAAGAGATGGTTGGCTCTAAGAAGGCTGAGCAGATTAAGCAGAATATTGTTTCTGACTATGTGCAGGAGCATCCTCCGGTAGAATCCAAGATTGTAGAGACAGGCCATGGCAAAACGTTATTTTTAGACAAGTTCTCAGGACAGTATTTCTACTCTGATGCTGATTTTATTACACATGTCGAGAATCTTCTTAATCAGGGGCTTATGCAGAATGGCTCAGTACCACTTTCAGAGTACTATCGTCTGATGGGATTTGCTAACACTCCATCCATTGCCGACTATGTAGGTTGGGATTACAACATCGATGGAGAAATTGTCCAGCTGGAAAAGGTTTCTCACTATTGTGAAGAGAAGGGATATCATATTACAGCTATTAGTCCGAACATCAATCTCAGGGATTTCTATAAGACCTGGTATTGATATTCGTAAAAATTACAGTCCTTCTAATGAGAAGGACTTTTGTCCACTCGTCGTTTATATCATGAAAGGAGATAATGAAAATGAGTGAAATGAACATGATGAACGAAATGGCAGCAACACTGGAAAACACAGCCAATATGGCTAATGCAGGAGAAACACTTGTAGACAGCATCTACAACAAACCGCTGTTCACGAGAGAGCAGGTAATTACCACTCTCAAGTGGGCAGGAGTTGCAGCATTGACTGGAACAGGAGTATATTTTGCAGGCAAGCATTTTGGCTGGTGGGGTAAGAAGGAAGAACCCGCTACCGTTCCGGAAAAATCAAATGAAGGTGACAAGCATTTTACACCGGAAGTAATGAAGGAACACGAGAAAGAAAACAATAAGAAGTAATTCTCAAAGAGAAGAGAGGTATAACCAATGCCTCTCTTTTTCTTTTTGATTGAAGGGAGATAAAAGAACTATGTGGTTTGTTCATATTTTTGATCCGTATGCTCGTAGCAAGCACAAAGTAAAAGTCTATAAGACTGAGAAGGGTGCACGGAATTATATTGACAAGTTATGTGAGGAGAACTCCTATATTCTCAAAGGAGTTTTGGACAAAAGTCGTATGTGCGTATTGCTTTCACATGAAGAACCTATTGGTTACAAGCTCGAACATATGTCTCTTCAGTACTAATCGTAAAGATTACAACTCATATAATGAAGACCTATATGGTTCGAAAGGAGATATTTTAAAATGAAGTTAGAAGAAGGTTACGCGTGGATTAGAGAAGGCGCAGGCATTGTAAACGGCTTTGCAGCAGGAGTTGTTACTAACATGACAGTTAAAGGACTAGTCTCAAACCTTGTTGAGGATTCGATTGATAATCCTATCGTCAGCATTGGTGTAAAGGCTATATCCGCAACGTCAAGTGCGTTAGTATGCGGCATCGTGCACAAGGCAACGGGAGAGATGCTTGATAACAGTCTGCATGCCACAGCTAAATGTCTGACAACAGCACAATTATTTTTATCAAAAGAAAAAATGACGAACGAAGAGGCATTCGGCAAATTAACAGAAATTTGGACAGGCATAAAAGCCAAGTAAAAGGTAAGTGCATTAAGCACTGCCTTTTATTTTTTGCTAGAAAGGAGAGTCTGCTATGGACTATAAAAGCTATAATTTAGAACCAAAGTCCAACGCTTATAAGGAATCACAAGCAGCTGCGGAAGAAAAATCTGTTGATATTCCAAAGTACAACACAGTTCGCAAGAAAAAATCCCTCGGGCAGAAATTCCAGGAAACTTTTATGGAAGAAGATACCAGAACAGTAAGAGGTTATATTCTGCATGATGTACTTATTCCGGCAATTAAGACAACATTCAGGGATATTGTTGTGAATTCTATTGAGATGCTCTTATTTGGAAGTACTAGCGGTTCAACAAAGCGTACAGGAGGCAATAGTTATGTCAATTATTCTGGATATTCTATCAAAGGTTCTGGTAATAGTAGCGGCTATCGTATGGATCGTAATCGGAGTTCACATAATGTCGACATACTATATTTTCAAACAAAACAAGACGCCTTCAATGCGCTCCAAGAGTTGTGTGAACTTATTGACAATTATGATGACCATTTTGTCACAGTAGCAACATATTATCAGATGAATGAAAACGATGGCACATATACTTGGGCAGATAGCCAGTGGGGATGGTCAGAGCTTGGAGAAGCCAAGGTGGAAGGACCGGTCAGAGTCCCTGTTAGAGATGGTAATAACGAGGTCTATCAGTCTATGTACTATATTCTGATGCCATCACCAATCCCCAAACCTAATAGGAGATAAGTATGGAAACATTAGGACATGTATTTTTAACAGGTCTAGCCTTGACTGGTGTTTATTTTTACCTTAAGGGTAACGCTAGAAGGGCTGCAAGACGCAGACATATTCATAAGCCTCAAACATATTCAACAACTGATATGGAGGCGGCATTAGAAGATATTAAGAACGCACTTGCAAAACTTGAAAAAGAAAAGGAGAAAGAAAGATGAGTTTCACAGAAAACATGAGTCGAACATTATCGACTGTTGGATTCAAAGTCCAGAAGCATTCTCCCGATATTTTAGTCGGGGCAGGTATTGTCGGATTTGTTGGCACAGTTATATTAGCCTGCAAAGCCACAACTAAGGCTGAAGCAGTTCTGGATCAGCATAAGCATGACATGGATATTGTTAAGGAATCTAAGGAGACCTATAAGGACGCTCCTCAGGTATATTCTGAGACAGATTATAAGAGAGATGTAGTAACAGTGTACACTAGGACGTTTGTACGCTTCGTTAAGTTATATTGGCCAGCAGCCACTTTAGGCCTTATTTCAGTGGCATGTATTCTGAAGGCACATGGGCTCATGTCCGAGCGTAATCTGGCCCTTCTCGCGGCCTATAAGAGCTCTGAGGAGGCATTTTTGAACTATCGTAACCGTGTAGCAGCTGAAATCGGTGAAAAGCGTGAAGATGATATTATGCATGGCGTTCACAAGATTGAAGTTGAAGAAACTGACGATAATGGTAAAACCAAAAAGAAGAAAGTCGAGACCGTAGATCCTGATCTTGTTAAAAACGATCCATCACGTATCTTATTTGACGAGATGAATCCCAATTGGCAGGACGATCCGAAGGCCAATAAGACGTTTCTCAAATCCGTTGAAAGATGGGCTAATACAGTTCTTAAAAGCCGCGGTCATCTATTTCTTAATGAACTTCGCTACGAACTCGGACTCGACCCAATCCCAGAAGGACAGCTCCTCGGATGGATATATTCAAAGAACCCAATCGTTGGCGATGGAGATAATTGTGTGGATCTCGGTATTTATCAGCATGCTGGTGATCCTACTGATGAAGGTATGGTAAAGCGCCAGTTCTTCTATGGCAATAATCCGTCTGTAATGTTATATCTGAATTACGACGGAATCATTTGGGACAAGATATGACTCGATGACATAAACTATCCTGGTGGGGATCCCTATCAGGATTTTTATGATCTCGTTAGATTTTATTGACTAGTGAATAATTGATATTTATACTATGTGAACCATGATAATGACGAATACTGAAAAAGACTTAAAGAACGCCGAAGACTTAAAACGGTATAATTTGCAGCTGATCTCGAAAGAGGTCAGTCCATCTGTGTATGCCAAAATTGTTGCTTTATTGGACGTCTGTGAGAAGCTTGGATATTTAAAGGAGATTACCAAGTATGAACGTTCCAATAAGCAGCGTTCGGCAAAGGAGAAAAGCTAATGGATGATGGAAAAATTATTCAGGGCTTACTTATTTTTACGGCGGGAGCACTTCTAGGAGGTGTTTCCGTCTTTTATTTTGTGAAAGATAAGTTCGCTAACGAGAAAGACGAAGAAATTAAGGCCATGGAGTTATATTATGAGGACAAACTTAAGTCCGCTCATAATGATGGCTACAAAAAAGCAGTTGCAGAACATAAGATTGAAACACTTAAAACCTACAGTGATATTATTGAAGACCAAGGCTATAATGGAAAAAAGGAGGAAGAGATGGCAGGAAAAGAACATCCGGTAGAGGATAGCAAATCTTTACCTTATGAAATTACTCCGGAAGAATTTGACAACCCGGATAATTTGCATGATACGATCAGTTGTTCTTTTGACTCTGGAATGGGAGTCGTTATCGATGACCTTACCAGGGAGGAGATTGATATTTCTGAGATTGGTAAAGAGAATCTTGAGCTTTTTGCCAGCAGAAACTCCGATACCATGTATATTCGTAATGACATCAGTGGAATCGACTTCGAAGTTATTAAGGTAGAAGAAGATAGAGATGTCTGCGGTGACTTTGAGGCGTAGACCGGAATCGTTACGTAAGGACGAATATTTTACATGGCTGTATAGCTTGGTCGATACAGGTGATAAAGATAGAAAACAGTACTGGAGATTGCTCGGAAGATTACATAAGAAGGAATTTGTATGGTTTATTCCTAACGATGATAATCGCGCAATTGATGGTATTGCCTTAAGAGAACATTTTGCAGATGACTATTCATTGGACAAAGAGGACTGTCTAAAGTGTTTGGACGGTCCTTGTTCATTTTTAGAAATGCTTATTGCCATGTCGTTTAGATGTGCTAATGATATCTATGACGACGAGTCAAACATCGATATTTTCTGGGAAATGCTTAGCAATATTGGCTTGATTGGAAAGGAATTTCAGGATGGATATTTTGGTCCTGAGCAGATCATGAAGGTCGATAATGCCGTTGGAAAAGTAGTTACCAGAGGGTACTGTAAGGACGGAAAAGGCGGTGGATTGTTCCCTTTAGAGCATCCTGAGAAGGATCAAAGACGTGTAGAACTATGGTATCAGATGCAGTCTTATATTTTAGAAAAACAAAAAAGTTTCAAATCCCACTGGGAAAACTGGGAAACTGGGATTGACCAATTGTGAAAATTTTGTGAAAATTGGCCTAAAATCCCAATTTTTTTGGGATAAATCCCACTTTTTTCCCAATTTTTTGGGACACTAAAAAGTGCAAAAAAGCCCTATTTTAAAGGCTTTTTGAGCATCTTGTCCCAATTTCCCACTTTTTTTCTTATAATATGCGAGAAAAAATATTAAAAAATAGTAAAAATTTATATAGTAATAGTTCCCAGTGGGATTTTTGGGAAACTGGGATTTCACTAGTTTACCCATTTTTGAAAGGAGATTGTATGTGATATGCTAGATTTTTTGAAGATCTCCAAGAAGGAAGGCAAGAAAGCCATAGAGATTTTTCCTAAGTTCCTAATTAAGAATAGTAAAGACCTTATGATTAGAGGTAAGGATTTTTATGCTGTCTGGAACGAGGAAGAGGGTTTGTGGAGTAAGGATGAGGAGTGCGCCATAAATTTGATTGATCGTGAATTGGATAATGAGTATGTAGAAGCCATGAAGAATGATAGGAATGAAAAGTTCCATGTGGCTTATATGTATGATTCTGATTCTGGCTCGGTGGATAAATGGCACAAGTATGTCCAGAAGCAACTTAGAGATAGGTATCATGATCTGGACGAGAAGATTATATTTGCAAACCAGTTACCTAAGAAGACGGATTATGCCAGTAAGAAACTTAGCTACGGTATAGCGGAAGGTGATATTTCTGCGTATGACGAATTGATGTCGACTCTTTATAAGCCGGAAGAAAGAGATAAGCTTGAGTGGGCTATTGGTTCTATTATTGCAGGAGACAGCAAAGATATTCAGAAGTTCATCGTATTGTATGGTGGACCTGGAACAGGTAAGTCAACAGTACTCAACATAATTGAATGGTTATTTGAAGACTATGTAACTATGTTTGATGCAAAAGAACTTGCCAGTTCGAACAATGATTTTGCCCTGGAAGCATTTAAGAATAATCCTCTTGTTGGAATTCAGCACGACGGAGATCTTAGTCGTATTGAAGATAATACAAAGTTAAACAGTATTGTATCTCACGAAACAATGCTTATTAATGAGAAGTTTAAAGCAAAGTATCAGGCGAGATTCAACACATTTTTATTTATGGGCACTAATAAGCCTGTAAAGATTACAGAAGCAAAATCTGGATTGATGAGAAGGCTTATTGATGTGCAGCCATCTGGTAAGACTTTGACTCATGACAGGTATGATATTCTGATCGACGAGATTAAATTCGAGTTAGGAGCAATCGCATATTACTGTCTGAATAAGTATAAGTCGATGGGGAAGAAGTACTACGATTCATATTCTCCGATTGACATGATGAGTGCTACTAATGACGTCTATGACTTTGTCGATACATATTACTTCGAAGAATTCTCTAAGAAAGAGTATATGGTGCTTAGTGATATTTATGCACTCTATAAAGCATATTGTACTGATGCGAATGTAGCATATCCTTTGAACAGGAGATTGCTCGGACTTGAGATGAGGAATTACTACGAGGAGTATATTCCGGATATTCATCTTGATGGAAAGCATTTTAGGAATTTCTATAGAGGATTCATTAAGGATAGATTCATTGGACCAAAAGATATTCCGAAGAATGAGCCTCATAGAAAAACTGTTTGGTTAAAGTTTGATAAGGATGAATCTATATTTGATAAGACGCATGCTGACTGTCCAGCACAGTTAGCAAATTCTGAAGGAACTCCGTTACGTAAATGGGATAATTGCAAAACAAAGTTGAGGGATATTTCAACGAGTAAACTCCATTATGTAAAAGTTCCGCAGAATGAGATTGTCATAGACTTTGATATTAAGGGAGATGATGGAGAGAAGTCGTTTGAGAGAAATCTCGAAGCAGCTTCCAAATGGCCTCGTACATACGCCGAGTTGTCTAAATCTGGTGCAGGTATTCATCTGCATTATATTTACGACGGCGATGTCGATCAGTTAAGTCGAGTATATGACGAGAATGTGGAGATCAAAGTATTTAATGGCAATTCGTCACTTAGAAGAATGCTTACTAAGTGTAATGATATTTCAATTGCTACTATTAGCTCTGGTCTTCCGTTGAAAGGAGAGAAAAAGGTGATTAATGATATTGCCATGAGGAATGAGAAACAGCTCAGGAGTCAGATTCAGGCATGTCTTAGGAAGGAACACCATGGAGCAACAACTCCGGAAGTTCATTTCATTAAACACCTGTTAGATGAAGCATATGAGGGTGATATTTCTTATGATGTCACCGACATGAGACAGAAAATTCTCACATTTGCTCTTAACAGTACACATCAGGCTGGAACATGTCTGAAGATTGTTAATGAGATGAAGTTCAAGTCAAAAGATATTCCTGTAAACCAGGAATCGGATGACTATAAGAAAGCTCCGATTGTTTTCTATGATGTTGAAGTGTTCCCGAACTTATTTTTGATTAACTGGAAGTATCCTGGAGAAAATTCCTCGGTAGTAAGAATGATAAATCCTACGCCGAGCGAGGTTACTGAGCTTACAAAGTACCGTTTGATTGGCTTTAACTGTAGACGGTATGATAACCATATTCTGTATGCCAGAATGCTGGGATATTCTAACGAAGAACTGTATAAAGAATCCCAGAAGATTATTGGCGGAAGCAAGAATGCATTTTTTGGCGAAGCCTACAACATGTCATATGCCGACGTATTTGACTTTGCAGCAAAGAAGCAGAGCTTGAAGAAGTGGGAAATCGAACTTGATATTCACCACCAGGAATTGGGAATGAAATGGGATGAACCAGTTCCTGAAGACCAGTGGGTTAAGGTTGCTGAGTATTGTGATAATGATGTTATTGCAACTGAAGCAGTCTTTAATCATTTGAGTGCTGATTTTACTGCTAGAGAGATTCTTGCTGATATTTCTGGACTTACAATCAATGACACGAGTAATAGTCATACTGCTCGAATCATATTTGGAACAGATCAACATCCTCAGGATCAGTTTGTATACACAGATTTGAGTACCATATTTCCTGGATACACGTTTGACAGTGGACACAGCTTATATTTAGGCGAAGATCCGGGAGAAGGAGGTTATGTATACGCTGAACCTGGAATGTATTCTGATGTTGCCCTGCTTGATATTGCTAGCATGCATCCAAATAGCCTTATTCAGTTGAATTTATTTGGTGATAAGTATACTAAGCGTTTCAAGGATCTGTTAGATGCTAGATTATATATTAAGCACAAAGACTATGAAGCAGCCGGCAAGCTATTCGACGGAAAGCTTAAGCCATATTTGAAAGACCCAGCACAGGCTAAAGCACTTTCATATGCACTTAAGATTGTTATAAATTCTGTGTATGGTCTTACGTCTGCTAAATTTGACAATAAATTCAAAGATCCTCGTAACATTGATAACATCGTAGCGAAGCGCGGTGCGTTATTTATGATCAACCTTAAGCATGAGGTTCAAAAGAGGGGATTTACCGTTGCACATATTAAGACCGACTCGATTAAGATTCCTAATGCGACAAAAGATATTATCGACTTCGTTATGGACTACGGAAAGAAGTATGGATATTCTTTTGAGCATGAGTCAACTTACGAAAAGATGTGCTTGGTAAACAACGCCGTTTATATTGCTAAGGGAAAAGAAGGGGAACACGCTGGAGAATGGACTGCTACTGGAGCAGAGTTCCAGCATCCTTATATTTTCAAAACACTCTTTAGTCATGAGCCTATTGAATTCAAGGATCTCTGTGAGACTAAGGAAGTTAAGACTGCATTATATTTGGACATGAATGAAGGATGCCCGGAAGATGAGCATCACTATATTTTCGTTGGTAAGGTTGGGTCATTCTGTCCGATTGCTGCAGGTAAAGGTGGCGGATTACTTTTAAGAGAGAAAGACGGTAAGTATTACGCTGCTGGTGGAACAAAGGGATATCGTTGGCTTGAATCAGAAAGTGTAAAGATTCTTAAGAAAGAGAACGACATTGACATGGGATATTTTAAAGCTCTTGTCGATGGAGCCATCGATAGCCTTAAAGAGTATGGTGATGTCGAATGGTTCACGTCAGATGATATTCCTGAAAAGAAAGAAGAACTTATTGACATTACAAGTGATGAATTACCATTCTAGTGATATTTGTGAAAGGAGATACTAAAATGCCTAGAAATTACAAGAAAGTTACTATTGAGAATGCTACAATCATGTTTGAGAATTTTTCTGGAAGACAGACGGATTTTAATCCGCCGGGAATGAGGAACTTTAATGTTGTTATTCCTCCGGAACATGAAGAAGCTGTCCGCCAGATGGGATACAATGTGAAAACAAGAACCGATCGTGATGGTAATGATATTTCTATTCTGAAGGTTAATGTATCATATCGTTTTGATGCTCCTAAAGTTGAAATGGTAGTCGGAGGTAAGAAAAAAGTTGCTTTAACTGAGGATGATATTGGAATTTTAGATTCTTCCGACTTAATCAGTGTTGATTTGTCATTTTATGGGAACGATTACAACAAGCTTGGAAGAAGCGGAACCAGTGCATATTTGGACTCTCTGTATGCAATAGTTGAAGAAGACGAATTGGAAGCTAAGTATTCAGATATTCCATATGCCAATTAAGTTAGATGGGTATCAGATTGAAGCTATAAATCGATTAAAGAACGGATCTATATTGTGTGGCGGGGTTGGTTCTGGAAAGTCCAGGACTGCCCTCGCTTATTTTTATTCTGTAGAATGCAAAGGCTCTTTAATAACTACAAAGATCAAACCTAAAGCTAAAGACCTTTATATTATTACAACAGCAAGAAAGAGAGACACTTTGGAATGGGAAGCCGAGTGTCTCCCTTTTATATTTGATTACTACGGAATAAAAGTTTTTGTTGACTCATGGAACAATATAGGTAAGTATACCAACGTAATGAATGCATTCTTTATATTTGACGAGCAACGAGTAGTTGGTTCTGGTGCTTGGGTAAAAGCATTTTTGAGAATTAGCAAAGTGAATCGTTGGATTCTTTTAAGTGCGACTCCAGGTGATAATTGGCAGGATTATATTCCTGTTTTCATTGCAAATGGTTTTTACAAAAACCGAACTGAGTTTACTCGTGAACATGTTGTGTATAGCAGATTCTCTAAGTTTCCAAAGGTACAAAGATATTTGAATACTAAACGATTAGAACATTACAAAGATGAGATTCTTGTTGACATGGATTATATTCGTCCGACAGTTCATCATGATGAGAAGGTTCTAGTTGGATACAACAAAGAATTGTATAAAACAGTGTTCAAGAATCGATGGGATATTTACAAGAATGAGCCAATACAGGACATAGCCGGATTAGGTTATATTCTCAGAAGAGTAGTTAACTCTGATCCTAGTCGAATCAATGCAGTAAAGAATTTGATTGAGTCATTGCCTAAAGCAATTGTATTTTACAACTTTGACTATGAGCTTGATATTTTGCGAAGAATAGGCAAAGAACTTGGAAAAAAAACTGCCGAATGGAATGGCCATAAGCACATGCCAATACCAAAGAGTTCTGATTGGTTATATTTAGTTCAGTACACTGCAGGTGCTGAAGGCTGGAACTGTATTGAAACAAACTCAATTATATTCTACTCGCAAAGCTATTCATATAAGACGATGGTCCAAGCAGCTGGAAGGATTGATCGTCGCAACACTCCGTTCAAAGATTTATATTTTTACCATGTGAAATCAAGCGCTCCAATTGATCTTGCTATATCTAGAGCACTCTCAAGTAAGAAGGAATTTAACAATAAAAGGTTCTTCAAGAATGTTATTTTTGAGAAATCAAAAACGTAAAAAAAACACACCCTATAATAGGAGTGAGAATGTCTATTTCAAACTCTATTATTTTTTGCGAGGTATCCCAATGAAAGAGAGCAACTTCCAATCAAATCTTATTAAAGAGATCAAGGATCGATTTGAAGGATGCATGGTATTGAAGAATGACTCAAGTTATATTCAAGGGATTCCGGATCTGTTGATTTTGCACAACGGAAATTGGGCAGCTCTTGAATGTAAGAAGTCGGCTAATGCTCATCATCAACCAAATCAAGACTATTATATTCAGAAGATGAATGAGATGTCGTATGCCGCTTTTATTAGTCCAGAAAACAAAGAAGAGGTATTAGATGCAATTCAACAATCATTCGAATTTGAAAGGACAGCATGCCCTTCTAGGAGCGAGTAACTATCATTGGCTTAACTATGACGATGACAAGTTACTTAAAAGATATTTAAGCAGTTATTCAACTGTTGTTGGGACAGCACTTCATGAACTTGCCGAAGAACATATTTCGCAAGGATTAAGGCTTACAAAGTCCGATAAGAAGCATGTTCTTTTTTGGTTAAGATACAAAGACATTCCAAGTAATGTAATTAACGTTAATAAGATATTTAACAATTTGATGAGTTATGTTAATGATGCTATTGGCTATTCAATGACACCAGAAGTGATATTGTTCTACAGCGACAATTGCTTTGGCACAGCAGATGCTATTAAATTTGAAAACAATTTTCTTAGAATTCATGACTATAAGTCTGGTGATATTCCAGCACATATGGAGCAGCTTGAGATCTATGCTGCTCTATTTTGTTTGGAGTATGGTTACAAGCCTAAAGATATTTCAATCGAGCTTAGGCTTTACCAAGGTGAAGAAGTAATAGTTCATACACCTGAACCAGAAGGGATATTTGAAGTGATGGAAAAGATTATTGACTTTAATAGAAAGATCGAAACTCTTAAGGAAGGCAAGTGATATTTATGGCGTATCTAAAACATTATGGAACTCCTAGACACTCCGGTAGATATCCTTGGGGTTCTGGTGAAAATCCTTATCAGCATGGTGATTATTTATTGGCAGCGATCAATGATCTAAGAAAAGAAGGTCTTAGCGATACTGATATTGCTGCAACTCTTGGAATGTCGACCACTGAATTCAGAAAGAGAAGATCGTTGGCAAAGAATCAGGCAAAGAATGATCAGGTTGCTGAAATCATGAAGCTTAAAGCCAAGGGATATTCTAATGAAGCCATTGGTGAGAAGCTTGGAATTTCAGAAGGCACCGTAAGATATTCTCTTAAAGAATCAACAAAGGAAAGAACCAATAAAACTAACGAAACTGCTAAGCAGCTAAAGGAAGCTGTGGATTCTAAGGGATATATTGACATTGGTAAAGGTAATGCTCAATGGATGGGTATTAAAGACACCCAACTTGGAACAGCAGTTCAGAAGTTAGTTGATGAAGGTTATATTACTCATAATGTACAGATAGACCAGCTTGGCACAGCCGATGGAAACAAGACAACTATTAAAGTCTTATGCCCACCAGGAACAACATATGCTGATGTAGTAACTAATATCGATAAAATTAAAACTATTCAGGGATATGTTGAAAAGGATGGCCGAACATCGTTAAATTTAGAGAAGCCTGTAAGCATTAGTTCGGATAGAGTAATGATTCGATATGCTGAAGATGGTGGTAAAGAGAAAGACGGTGTTATTGAGCTTCGTAGAGGAGTAGATGATATTTCTCTTAAAGATGCTCGTTATGCTCAGGTTAGAATTGGTGTCGATGATACTCATTATTTAAAGGGAATGGCAATGTATACAGATGAGAAAATGCCTCCCGGAGTCGACATTATATTTAATACTAACAAGCATAAAGATAAATCTAAGATGGAAGTTCTCAAACCAATGAAACGTATTGATGAGAATGATCCAAATTCTCCTGTTGATTGGGATAATCCATTCGGTGCAACCATTAAGACAGAAGATAAATTGAAGATGGCCCAAAGATATTACAAGGATAAGAATGGCGATTGGAAATTGTCGAGTTTAAATATTGTTAATGAAGAAGGCGACTGGGGCGAATGGAAAAAGACAATCGCATCTCAGATGTTATCTAAGCAATATCCTAGCACTGCTAAGAAACAGCTTAATGAAATGTATCAATCTAAGCTCGACGAGTATCGTGATATTTCAAAACTAACAAATCCTGTAATAAAAGAAAAGCTATTAACATCATTTGCAGAATCTTGCGACTCAGCAACTGTTCATCTTGAAGCTGCAGCATTTCCTAGACAAGCTTCGCACGTTATATTACCATTCCCGGATATTAAACCAAATGAAGTGTATGCTCCAAAGTATCAGCAGGGAGAAGAAGTAGTATTAATCAGATACCCACATGGAGGGATATTTGAAATCCCACGTCTTAAGGTTAATAATCATGTGAAGTCTGCTCAAAGTGTTATTCCAAATGCTAAAGATGCTATAGGGATAAATGCTAAAGTTGCTGAACAGTTATCTGGTGCTGATTTTGATGGTGATACAGTTCTTGTTATTCCTACAAGAGGTCAAAAGATAAAAACATCTTCCCCAATTCAGAGTCTTATTGATTTTGATCCTAAAGAATCATATCCTGCATATCCTGGTATGCCTAGAATGACACCTACTCAAAAGGGCCAAGAAATGGGACAGATATCTAACCTTATTACTGATATGACAATTAAAGGTGCTTCATTGAGCGAAATTACAAGAGCTGTAAAGCACTCCATGGTTGTTATTGATGCTGAAAAGCATTATTTGAACTATAAAAAGTCAGAAGATGATTTTCAGATTAGACAGTTAAAGGCTAAATATCAAGGTGGTGCTCGTAATGGAGCATCCACTATTATATCTAGATCCTCATCTGAAGCTAGAATTCCTGTGCGTAAAGAAGCGTATAAACCAGATCCTGAAACTGGCAAAAAGATATTTTACGAAACAGGTGAAACTTATAAAAAAGTTACAAAGAGTGGAAAGATTAAGGAATATCCTAGATTACAGAAAACATATAAGATGCTGACTGTTGACGATGCCAATGATTTGTCTTCTGGTTCCAATATTGAAGTGATATTTGCAACACATGCAAACAAACTCAAAGCATTGGCAAATAAAGCCAGAAAAGACAGCATGCATCTCAGTTATATTCCCTATTCTCCTACAGCTAGAAAGGCATATGCTAAAGAAGTTGATTCGCTCCTATCTCAGTTAAATATTGCCAAAAAGAATAAACCTCTCGAAAGACAGGCACAGATATTAGGTAATGTCACATATCGTGAAAAGAAGGCAAATCATCCGGAATGGGATGGCGATGATAAACGAAAATATAAAGCGCAAGCTTTGGAAGCGGCAAGATATCGTGTCGGAGCAAAGAAACAGCTCATAAAGATATCTCCTAAAGAATGGGAAGCCATTCAGGCTGGCGCAGTTACCAAAACACAGTTGCGTGATATTATCGACAATACTGATTTGGACATTCTTAAGCAATACGCTATGCCACGTAGTGAGAAAGTGATATCTGATTCAGTTCGTAGTAGAGCTAAACAGATGTCTGACAGAGGTTTGACTCTTTCAGAGATATCTGACAGACTTGGAATCTCGGCAAGCAGTGTTTCTGATATTGTAAACGGGTGATATTTATGGAAGTAATGTTAACTACTACAGATAATCCTTATGATCCGTTCACACAGTTTGACAAATGGCAAGCTTTTGACGAATCAAAGGGATATTTTTCACTTGCTTATTTGGCTAGAGTATCGGAAGCGAATACCGACATGTCAGATGAGCAGTACAAAGAAGAAGTAAGTAAAGCAATAAGTGATATTGTGTTCTATGATCCTTTAGGGATCTATAAGAAGGTTACTAAAGAGTGATATTTATTACCCTCTAGTATAGTCGCGCACCTCATGGTGATATTTAGGGCCTTTCCATTGCTATAAGTGTATGTGAAAGGCTCTAATACATCGCCATCTAGTGATATTTTAGTAATCCATGCCTTAATTGGCCCCTATAAAGAGTTATATTTCAACCATGTTCTAAATCATTGCAAATAGAGTCAAAGATCTAGTGATATTTAATGAATTTATTAAATTAAGCAACTATACCCCATAGTATTAAGTGATATTTTTGAATCCATTGGCTACTTTCTTAATGGATGCTTAAAATAGTGATATTTTGAAGCTTTTTCATTAATACAATCTCTTATAAGTGATATTTTAGACTTTTTAGCATCCTATAAGGCCTATTATGCACTGTTATATTTGCATAGTTACACTCAAAGGCTATTTGATGGGTTCATGCATAGTGATATTTAGGTACTTTGAGATTGTTGTCACACTCATTGCTATTAACGTACTAAAACAGACTTGAATTCATCAAAACTTATTCAAATGATTACAGATTCAATAGCTTTTAATAGTACACGAACATACACATGCTATTAAAGTTTTAGTTTAGAATTCAAACTTTAATCAAAAGCTTTTGAGAAAGCAATTTAGTTTACAATTCATCACAATTTTTGAATTTTTGTTTTAAAAAGTTAAAGTGATATTTTAGAAACAACTTTTTTAGATGCAATTTGATTAAGTGATATTTTGAAAAGGGTATCCTGTACCCCAAAAAGTTGGACATAGGGGAGGGGTCCTTAAAAACTACACCCCCTCTTGCATCGCGGCCCTCTTTATTTTTTCCCCGGAGGGTTATTTTTGAATACTTTCTAGGAGGGTGTTGGCACCGGCTTGGATATTTTCTATGATAGTTCTTTTATCTCCTTTCAATCTTATGTAGACACTCCTTTTCTCTTGTCAGCATCTTCCTAAAAAGTATTCAGAAACTAGTAACAAGTACTGCGAGTCTATATTTGAACAGCCTCCAAGTACATTCGAAAGGAGAAAAGAAAGGATGAAAAGGAGTAAAAACCAGTCAGAAACTTTTCCAGTAGACGACATTATTCCTGCCCGATCTCCAAAGGAGTGGGAGGATCGTTGTATAGGCGAAGCCTACAAGCTCGTGGAGAAGCGATTAAAGGAAGGAACAGCTACCGCTGCTGAAACAGTTCACTTTTTAAAGCTTGGATCGACCAAAGAAAGATTGGAAAGAGAAAAGATGGAGAAAGAGATTAATGTTTTGTCAGCTAAGGCCGAGGCATACGAATCTGCTAAGCGCATTGAGGAACTTTATTCTTCAGCTCTAACTGCAATGCGAACTTATAGTGGTCAGGAGTCCGAAGATGAGCAATGAACTAAAGCATTATGGTGTTAAGGGAATGAAATGGGGAGTTCGTAAAGATAGACGAATTCCAACCGTATTCATTTCCGGTTCTTCCAAGACACAAAACAGAGATAGTGAATGGTACAGAAAAGAATTGCCAAGATCTATAAGAGCTAAGGTAAATTCTTACATCAAAGCTCATAAGAGAATCATCATTGGTGATGCTCCTGGAATAGATACTCAAGTTCAGAATTACCTTAAGAGAAAAGGGTATAAAAACGTTATCGTATATTCAACAGGGAAAGCTCGATACAAGGCAGACAGTGATTGGAAGAATCGTAAGGTTAAATCTAATGCTCCTATTGGCAGTAAAGAATATTTAGCTGCAAAAGATTCTGCAATGCGATCTGCTGCTACAGAAGGCCTTGCAGTTGTTATTCCTAATGGAGCTTCTGCAACTAGGAATAATATTGCAGATCTGATTAAAAATCAGAAATCTGTAAGTGTTATTGAGTTGGGCGATAAGGAGAATTTGGTAATGAATTATGATCCATCTCCAGAAGACGAAAAGCATGACAAAAACATATTCTGAGCTTTCCAAACTTAAGACTTTTAAAGAACGATACGAGTATCTAAAACTTAGCGGAACTGTTGGCGAAGAAACTTTTGGTCATAGTCGATATTTGAATCAGATTTTTTACAAAACTCCTGAATGGATTGAAGCTAGGAACAAGGTTATTATTCGTGATGAAGGTAATGATCTTGGAATCCCTGGCAGAGAAGTTCATTCAAACATTTTGGTTCATCATATTGAGCCGATTACTTTAGAAGACATTCTAAATCGTAATCCTAAGTGTTGGGATTTGGACAATCTCATCACTACATGTATGAAAACACACAATGCGATTCACTACGGAGATGAGTCGCTTTTATTTTTGGAATTGGTCGAGCGAAAACCAAATGACCAAGTTCCATGGAGGTGACTTATGAGAAGAGATGAACTTTATCATCATGGTATAAAAGGAATGCGATGGGGTATTAGGAAAGATAGACGTTCCGGAGCAACAAGATTAAAAACCAAAAAAGGAAAAACATTCTATCTTTCTAAAAACAATCCTGGAATGCTAGCAAAATTTATCGGGAGCAAGTTTAAAAATTCATCCAATTTTCAAAATAGATCGTTTGATTATACAATTCTTGACGACCGTGGATCAAAAATTGGAAACTTGTTTTTGTATGATGAAGGCAATCGATCTTTAAATGTTAATTGGGTCAATATTAATAAAAAGCATAGAGGAAATGGATATGCCTCAGAAGTAATGAAAAACGCTGTCCGATTTGCAAAAGACAACGGCTATAAAAAAGTTACATTAGAGGTTCCTGGAGAAAGTCCTGATGCTAGGCATATCTACGAAAAACTAGGTTTTAAAGAAGTTAGAAAAATTACCGATGACGATGATGTTTGGGAAGGACTAACCGCCATGGAATTAAATCTTAAACACTCTGATATCAGAAATGACGAGTTATGCCATTCTTTAATAAGAAATCTTAATGATAAATATATTGAATTAGGTGAAAAGATTGTATGGAAGAAAGTATTTTATTGACGGTCAAGAAGTTGATTGGTGGAGCCGATGCTGCAACATATGATCACTTTAATGAAGACCTTATTATCCACATTAATACTATTCTTGCTGTTCTTGACCAGCTTATTTCTGACTCGGAAAAGCCATTCCGAATAACCGGTTCTACTGAGAAGTGGACAGACATTCCTAATAGAACAGAAGATGAACTTGCTTTGATTAAAGATTATGTGTGTATTAGAACACGTCTTATCTTTGATCCTCCAACAAGTTCTTTTGTTTTAGACGCTTTGAAGAAAACAGCCGATGAGCTTGAGTTTAGAATATTAGTAAGTTTCGATCCGAAATGATACTATTTGAAAGGAGACGATTATGACATTACCATATAACGGAGGCAACTTCTCAATGCCTCTTTTTTCAGCTTCAAATGTAATGTCTGAAAAGTTAAAGCGAGTCAATGGATTGGATAGCGCTAAAGCATATCCTATGGCTCCGAATAGTGAAGTGGCATTATTTGAAGAGAACGATGATGTAATGTACATCAAAATGACCGATTCAAATAATTTTCCATCTCTTAGAAAATTTAGATTCGTAGAGGAACCGTTAGAGGTGCCTAATAAAGAACAGTATGTTACATTAGATGAATTTAAGAAATTTAAGGAGGAATTGCTAAATGCCCAGCAGTCTATTTGGGAACAGCGGAACTCAAATTCCGCAAACAACTATTCAAGCACAGAACCAAAACGGAATTCCGTTGACGAACAACATTCAGCAAATAAAAAGTTTGATGTCAATGGTAAAAAATAGTAACAATCCAATGGCGTTACTAACTTCTTTACCTGCATACAGACAAATTGCTCCACTTATTCAACAGTATGGAGATCCTCGAATTGCATTTTTTGCCCTAGCTAAGCAAAAAGGCGTCGATCCAAATACTGTTTTTAATATGCTCAAATAAGGTTAAAAACACTGCAGGGTTTTTATACAAATTTGATACGGAGGAACGTAAAACTTATGGACGGTTTATCCAGTTCGGATGTTGCCCTTCTAACAAGAGACAACGATTTCACAAGTGGCGGTAGTGCTTTCTTTTGGATTTTTGCACTTCTCGTCCTTGCCGGTGGAAACGGCTTTGGATTTAATAACAATCCGGGTTATGTTACACAGGCAGACTTATCTGCTGGGCTGAATGCTCAGACTACACATAACCAGCTGAATACACTCGCTGTTGAAACGGCCAACAACAATTACGAGACAGCTCAGTTGATTAATGCACAGACTAACCAGATGCTTCAGCAGAACAACACAAATCTTATTAATGCCATTCAGGGTTTTAATCAGGTTAATGTTGGAATTATGAACCAGACTAATGTCTTGTCTGGACAGATTCAGGCGCTTGGCGCACAGCTCAATGAATGCTGCTGTAGCATTAAGACACAGATGCTTAACGACAAGCTTGAAGAAACACAGAACAAACTCCAGGCTGCTCAGAATGTTATTTCTAATGCGAACCAGAGTCAGTATCTGTTAAATCAGCTTGGTCGATTCGTTGCTTGGACTCCTTCTGGAACACAGGCAACAGGCGCTTAAGCAACGTAATAGAGGATGAAGTTTATTAAGCCTCATCCTCTTTTCTTTTGTTGATTGGAGGTAAATCAAAATGACAAGAGAAGAAATTATTGCTGCCTTAACCGCCGAATATTTAGACGAAGTAGAAGGAATTAAAAAGTATTCCAAGATGATTATTGGCATTGAAAAAGAGGCCCCCAATCATAAGTTTCTTCCATATTTGAAAGCAATCGTTAAAGATGAGTATCAGCATCAGAAATACATTCTTAAGATGCTTATTGATATGGATGCTTTTGTGCCGGCCAATATTCATACTGCTATGAAAGAGGTAGAGGAAGCATATGGAAAAATACGATGAACTTTACCATTATGGCGTAAAAGGCATGAAGTGGGGTGTGCGTAAAGGTCGTAAGTCTGGCGAATTAAAGAGAAGTTTGAAAAAGAAATTTAGGGCAGCAAAAACTAGATTTCAAAATGCTTCAGGTTCAAGAAGTAGCAATGCACTGAGAGCTTATCGTAAGAAGGATATTAATAGAATGTCTAATAAAGATTTACAGACAGCTATTAATAGAATGAATCTTGAAAGACAGTATAGGAATCTTACGAAGAAAGATCTTATGGTTGGAAACAGGATTGCTAAAGATATTTTAGCTTACGGTGGTACAGCTCTTTTGGCATATAGTACATATAAGAATCTGAAAGATAAGAATATGCTTCCTAGATGGATGCCAAACGTACCTAAGTAATTATTATGTCATTATCAAATACTGCTACGCCTATATATTACGGCCAGTTTCGTGATGCAGTAATACGTGGTGAGATACCTGTTTGCGAAACGATATCTATGGAGATGAATCGCATAGATAAACTTATAGCAGACCCGAGTATTTATTACGATGACAAGGCAATTGATGGTTTTATTAAGTATTGCGAGAATGAATTGACTCTTACTGACGGAGGCGATCTTCATTTATTAGATACATTTAAATTATGGGCCGAACAAGTATTTGGTTGGTATTACTTTGTCGAACGAAGCGTTTATGAGCCTAATCCAGATGGGCGAGGCGGGCACTACGTTCGAAAGATGATTAAGAAACGCCTGACTAATAAGCAGTATTTAATAGTGGCTCGTGGAGCAGCCAAATCAATGTACGGTTCATGCATTCAAAACTATTATTTGAATGTTGATACATCTACCACTCACCAAATAACTACTGCTCCAACGATGAAACAGGCAGACGAAATATTATCGCCTATTCGTACTGCTATAACAAGATCTAGAGGCCCGCTTTACTCTTTTCTTACAGAAGGCTCTCTTCAGAACACAACTGGATCTAGAGCGAATAGAGTTAAGCTTGCCTCTACTAAGAAAGGGATTGAGAACTTCTTAACAGGCTCTTTACTTGAAGTTAGACCGATGAGAATCGATAAGCTTCAGGGACTGCGATGTAAGATAGCGACAATTGATGAATGGCTTTCCGGAGACATTCGAGAAGATGTTGTCGGTGCTATTGAGCAGGGTGCATCTAAATTAGATGACTGGCTTATTGTTGCTATGAGCTCAGAGGGAACTGTAAGAAACTCAGCAGGTGATACAATCAAAATGGAATTAATGGACATCCTTAAGGGCGATTACATTAATCCGCACGTTTCAATCTGGTATTACAGATTAGACGATATTAAAGAAGTCGCTCATCCAGAGACATGGATTAAGGCAAATCCTAATTTAGGTAAGACGGTGACTTACGAGACTTATCAGTTGGACGTAGAAAGAGCCGAGAAGACTCCTTCTGCTAGAAACGATATTCTTGCTAAGAGATTCGGAATACCTATGGAAGGTTTAACTTATTTCTTTACTTATGAAGAAACTAAGCCGACTGTTGCTAAAAGGGATTATTGGCAGATGCCGTGTGCTCTTGGAGCTGACTTATCGCAAGGTGATGACTTCTGTGCATTCACCTTTTTGTTCCCTTTACCAAACGGCTATTTTGGCATAAAAACTAGAAGTTACATTTCGAGCTTGACATTGCAAAAACTTCCGTTGGCATTGAGAAACAAATACGACGAATTTATGAGAGAAGGAAGCTTGATAGTTCTAGATGGTGCTGTGCTTGACATGACGGAAGTTTATGAGGATGTTGAGCGGCATATAGATGAAAGGAGCTATGACGTTCGTTGTTTTGGTTATGACCCTTATAACGCTCGAACTTTCGTCGAAAGATGGGAGCTAGAGAATGGCCCTTATGGAGTTGAGAAAGTTAAGCAGGGTGTTAAGACGGAATCGGTTCCTCTTGGAGAATTGAAAGCCCTAGCTGGGGAAAGAATGTTGCTCTTTGACGAATCTTTGATGAGTTTCACAATGGGTAACTGTATAACCATTGAAGATACGAATGGAAATAGAAAGCTTCTTAAGAAACGTCGTGATGAAAAGATTGATAATGTATCTGCTTTGATGGATGCGTATGTTGCATACAAAGCAAATACCGATGCGTTTGAGTGAGGATATTTATGAGAGATGATGAACTTAAACATTACGGCGTAAAAGGTATGAAGTGGGGTGTTAGACGATACCAGAATGCTGATGGTTCTCTTAATGAAGAAGGCCAAAAAAGATATGGAACCCAGCAAGGATCTATCAAAGGTACAGGGCATCGATTATTAGCAAAAAATTATGATATCGCTGCAAAAGTTTATAGAAAGCTCGGAAATAAATCTCTTGGTTCAATAATGGCCTATCAAAGAACCAAATCTTATAAAAAAGCTCGTGAAGCAGATATTGCTGCAAGAGAAAAATTAGAAAAGCTTGATAAAAAAGCGACAAAAGTAATTGGCGGTGGAAAAACAGCTAAGCAAAAAGGCGAAAAGCTTGCTGATAGAGCTTGGAATAAAGAAGCTAGAAGTAAATCGGCCACAACTAGAATGCATAATAGGTATAAGAAAAATCTAAACGGATTAAGTAAAAGATTCGCTAAAATTGGACTTAAACGAGCTGGTATAGCAACTGCAGTTGGTATTGGTGGCGGTTATGCATTGACTAGAATGGGCCATAAAACAGCAGGACGTATTTTAGCGAGACTTTCAGGAGCTTATGCAGCACACGAGTTAAGAAGAAGTGCTAAAGCTATTTTAGGTGCACAGATTCTCGGAAGAGGATACCTTGGCGCAGATTCTGCAGTCCAGAATCATAGAAGAAAGAAACAACAGAAAGGAAAAGAATAATGTCACAGTATTACGCAGTAGTCAGAAATGACGATTATTTGGAACATCATGGCATTAAAGGCATGAAGTGGGGCGTTAGACGTTTTCAGAGAGCTGACGGGTCTCGAACCGCAGCAGGTCTTAAACGTTACGCTGAAGGTGCTAAGAGTAGAATTCGTAGCACAGTAAATAGATTAAAAACAGATAAGAAATTTAGACGTAGAGTAGCTCTTGGTGCGGCCGCTGCAGGTGCTGCCGCTTTGGGTGGATATGCTTTGTACAGAAATCGAAGTGTAACAGGAACAGCTAGAGCAGCTGCCTCAGCTCATAGACGACTTAATAAAAAACTGTCAAAAGACAGTAATTTTATTAACTCTAAAGAATATGGGAAGATGAGAAAAAAAGTTGACAAAGCTGTGGCTAGATACGGAAAAGCATATGCCAGAAAGGAAGCTAGAGACGAGGCACGTGCACAGAGAATGGCAACTAGAGAAGCTAATAGAATGTCTAAGAGTTCCGCAAAGACGCTTGGTGGAATGTTTGATTCTGCTAATAGGGCAAACAAACGTTCGGCAAGAATCAAATCACTTAAAAGCACATTGAACAATCTCAGTGCTACCGAAAGGTCAAATAGACAGAAGAAGAGACTCGGAGGAATGTTTGATTCTGCTAATAAAGCAATTAATAAACGTAAGAATAAGAGCACATTCCTTGATAGTGTTGCAAGATCAGGCGAAGCTGGAGCAGCAAGAGGACGTAAGATTGTCGCAAAACGAGAGAAACAGTCCTATAACAGAATGTGGGAAGCAAATAAAAACGGAATAAGACAGTCGCATACACTCGGTAAGATGTTCGACTCGTATGTGCCTAGAGATGAACAGTATCTTAGATACGTTAATAAAAAGAATAAGAAAAAATACAAACGATAAGATAGCCGCAAGTGTTTAGATAATACTGTCAGGAGGATGCATAATGCCATCTTTTTTTGAGCGTCTTCAGCATGGCTGGAACGCATTTTTAAGTCGTGAACCGACTGATATTTATAAATCTGGTGTCGAGACATATGGATTTTCATATCGTCCAGACAGACCTAGATTAACAAGAGGGCACGAGCGTTCCATTGTTACGGCTGTTTATAACCGTATTGCAATTGACGTTGCACAAGTATCTATCCGCCATGTAAGACTTGACGAAAATGAACGAATCAAAGAGACCATCCATTCGGGATTAAACTACTGCCTTACAACAGAGGCAAATGTTGACCAGACTGGACGGTCTTTTATTCAGGATATTGTTATGTCAATGCTTGATGAAGGATGCGTTGCTGTTGTGCCTGTAGATACTAATGTTAACCCGAGACGAACCGACTCCTTTGATATTCGTACTATGAGAGTTGGCAAGATCACGGAATGGAGACCCCTCGAAGTAAAGGTCCGTCTTTATAACGAGAGGAAAGGCCGCCAGGAAGAGGTTATTTTACCTAAGAAGATGGTGGCTATTATTGAAAATCCACTATACGCTGTAATGAATGAGCCTAACTCTACTCTCCAGCGTTTAATACGTAAATTGAATCTTCTTGACTCAATTGACGAACAAAGTGGTTCTGGAAAATTAGATCTTCTTATCCAGCTTCCTTATGCTATTAAGACAGAAGCAAGAAAGAAGCAAGCTGACGAAAGACGAAAAGCTATTATTGATCAGTTTGCCACATCAAAGTATGGCGTGGCATATATTGACTCAACCGAACATGTTACTCAGCTTAATCGTTCGCTCGAAAACAATCTTCTCAATCAGGTCGAGTATCTAACGAGCATGCTATACAACCAGTTAGGAATGTCCAAAGAGATTTTTGATGGAACAGCGGATGAAGCTAAGATGCTGAATTACAACAACCGTACTATTGAGCCAATTGTTACTGAGATTACTGATGAGTTCTCGAGGAAATTCTTAACGAAGACTGCAAGAACTCAGTCACAGGCTATTTCGTTTTTCAGAGAGCCTTTCAAGCTTGTTCCTGTTAATCAGCTGGCTGACATTGCTGATAAGTTCACTCGTAATGAGATTCTTTCTTCGAACGAGGTCAGAGCTATTATTGGCTACAAGCCTTCTGATCAGCCAGGAGCGGACGAACTTCGTAATAAGAACCTGAATCAACAGACTGATCCAAATCAGATGGTACCTCAAATGCCAGAAGAGGAGGAAGGCTATTACGACGAAGAATACCCAGAAGAGTATGAAGAAGATTATCCAGAAGAGTAACAATCGAAAGGAAAATCAAAATGGAACATTACGATTTTAGCGGTTGGGCCACTAGAAACGATATTAAATGCTCCGATGGAAGAACTATTCGCCATAATGCTTTTATTGAGAATGATGGTGAAGTCGTTCCTCTTGTATGGCAGCATCAACACAATGACCCTATGAATGTTTTAGGTCATGCGTTGCTTGAGAATAGAGATGACGGTGTTTATGCATACGGTAAGTTTAACGATACAGAAGTAGGCCGTCATGCTAAATCTCTTGTTGAGCATGGCGATGTTGTTTCACTCTCTATTTATGCTAATCAGCTTAAACAGAGAGGTGGAGATGTCCTTCACGGAAAAATTAGAGAAGTCAGTTTAGTCCTTGCTGGTGCAAACCCGGGGGCTTTTATTGATTTCCCTATTCTCGAGCATGGAGAAGAATCCGAAACAGAAGCTGTTATTTACAACGGTACTGAAGGACTTGAATTAGCACATTCATACTCAGACGAAGAGTACGACGATGACGATGATGACGAGTACGAAGACGAAGAGTATGACGATGATGATTATGAAGAAGAGGATGATGAAATGGAACATAGCGATAAGACAGTTCAGGAAGTCTTTGATGAATTGACTGATGAGCAGAAGAATGTCGTCTATTACATGATTGGTCAGGCCGTAAATGGCGATGAAGATGACTATGACGATGACGACGAGTATGACTATGACGATGAAGAATTCGGGCATAGTGATATGGATGATGCTACAGTTGAAGACGTTTTTGACACACTTACAGATGAACAGAAAGAAGTTGTATATTACATGATCGGCGAGGCAGTTGGCGGAGATGATGACGACGAAGATGACTCCGACGACTATGAAGATAATGACGATGAATATGATTACGACGGTGATTTCGAACATAGTGACTATGAAGGAGAAGATTTTATGAAGCACAATGTATTTGATGATGAAACATACTATGATGACACGCTTTCTCACGATGCCATGGCTGCCATTATCGATGACGGTAAGAGACTGGGCTCTCTGAAAGAGTCTGTTCTTGCCCACGCCGAAGACTATGGTATCGATGGCATTGAATGGCTGTTCCCTGAAGACCGTGAGATTAACAATACTCCGGCATGGATCAAGCGCGACACTGGCTGGGTTAGTGCAGTTATGGGTGCGGTAAACCACCGTCCTTTCAGCCGCATTAAGAGCAGCTTCGCAAATATTACTGAAGATGAAGCTCGCGCCAAAGGTTATATTAAGGGCAAGATGAAGAAGGAAGAAGTCTTCTCCCTGCTTAAGAGAGCTACCAATCCGCAGACTGTTTACAAGAAGCAGAAGCTTGATCGTGACGACATGATCGATATTACAGACTTCGATGTTGTTGCATGGATCAAGGGCGAAATGCGTATGATGCTGGATGAGGAAATTGCTCGTGCAATCCTTATCGGCGATGGTCGTCTTAACTCCGATGACGACAAGATCTCCGAAGATCATATTCGTCCGATTGCTAATGATGCCGATCTGTTCACCATTAAGGCCGCTGTTGTTACAGCCTCTGGTGCAGACGACGCTACAAAGGCTAAGGCATTTATCCGCACAGCCATCAAGTCTCGTAAGAACTATAAGGGTTCTGGTAATCCGACTCTGTTCACAACTGAAGACATGCTGACAGAAATGCTGCTTCTTGAAGACCAGGTCGGCCGTCCGCTGTATGAATCCGAAACACAGCTGGCCACAAAGCTCCGTGTTTCCAAGATTGTCACTGTTCCGGTTCTGGAAAACCATAAGGTTGGCGAAAAGCTGCTGCTTGGCATTATCGTTAACCTGAAGGACTACTCTGTAGGTGCTGATAAGGGTGGTTCTATCAACCTGTTTGATGACTTTGATATCGACTACAACCAGCAGAAGTATCTGATTGAAACACGTTGCTCTGGTGCTCTGACAGTTCCGTATTCTGCAATTGTTATCTTCGATGGAGAAGTTCCGGAATCTGTTGACGGTGACGTTAAGAAGTCCAAGACCGAACAGGTTAATCCGTGAGTCTAAAAATTCAAAATGGCAAAATTCTATGGTAAGGTAGGCTTCGGTACTACTGTTGAGACATCTCCAGATATTTGGGTTCCTCAGATGAAGGAGCTTTTTTATTATGGAGATGTTGTAAGACGAACACAACGATGGCAATCGGGTGACAAAGTCAATGATGATTGGACTATCAGTCAGGATATTTCCATCGTTGCTGACCCTTTTGCCATTGAGCATTTTTTTGAGATTCGTTATGTAGTCTGGAGAGGGGTTGCATGGAAGGTTACTTCTGTGGACCCCCAGTTTCCCAGGCTTATTTTGTCCTTAGGAGGTGTATACAATGGCGAGCAGGCTGGATCTGAGCCAGACGTTCAGACAGATTCTGGGGAATAGCAATGTATATTTTCAACCTCCGTCTGGACATAAATTAAGTTATCCATGCATCATCTATAAATCGAGGATTCCTGATGTAAGATACGCTGATAACTTGAAATACCGTAATACTAAGTGTTACGAAGTAGTATTAATAGACAGAAACCCAGAAAGTGAGTATTTTGACCCTATTCACAATCTTCCTCTTTGTAGGATGGACCGTTCTTATATGGCCGATAATCTCAATCACTGGGTTTTTGTTTTGTATTGGTAATTTAGGAGGAACAAATGACCAAACTTAAATGGGATGAGATCGGTAAGCGTATTTACGAAACCGGTTGTGATCGCGGTGTTTTATACCTTCAGGCTAATGACGGTACATATCCTAAAGGTGTAGCCTGGAACGGTTTGACGGGTATTGATGAATCCCCGTCTGGTGCGGATAAAACTGACCTGTGGGCAGACAACCTGAAGTATCTGTCTCTTCGTGCTGCGGAAGACTTTGGTTACACAATCAAGGCCTATACATATCCGGATGAATTCGAGCAGTGCGATGGTTCTGCATCTCCTGTAGAAGGAATGACAGTTTACCAGCAGGCTCGTAAGACATTTGGTATGTCTTATAGAACTCTTATCGGTAATGATGTTAAGAATACTGACTATGGTTACAAGATTCATCTTGTATATGGTTCTACAGTATCTCCGTCTTCAAGGTCTTATGCAACTGTCAACGACTCTCCGGAAGCTATTGAATTCTCTTGGGAAGCATCCACAATTGCTGTTCCGATCACAGCTGCTGAAGGATTCAAGGCTACTGCAGAAGTTACAATCGACAGTACAAAGTGCCCGGCCGATAAGCTGAAGGCTCTGGAAGATATTCTGTATGGCACTGAAGGAGAAGGGCAGACTGCTGGTACAGATGCTAGACTTCCTCTTCCGGACGAGATTATCACTCTGCTTGGTACAGGCGCCTAATCTATATTTTTAAGAGGTGAGTAGCTATAAAGCGAAAGCCTCTTTTCTTTTAAGAAAGGAGATATTTTAACATGCTAAAAGAAAGAATTAAGTACACTGACTATGACGGAAACGAGAGAGAAGAAGACTTTTACTTCAATCTCACAGAAACAGAATGCACCGAGATGGCTTGGTCTGTAAATGGCGGACTGCAGGCATTCATTCAGAGAATCATTGACGAGAAAGACCAGACAAAGATTGTCGCTTACTTTAAGGAGTTCCTGCTTAAGGCATACGGCGAAAAGTCCCTTGACGGTAAGCGTTTTGTTAAGTCTGAAGAAATCAGTAAGGCATTCTCCGAAACAGAAGCTTACAACATCCTGTTCATGCGACTCGGAAGCGATGCGGAGTATGCTGCTAAATTCGTAGAAGGTGTACTTCCGAAGAGAAAACAGCCTGAAGATCATAAAGAACCTCAGGCCTAATTAAGGAGGATAAGAGAGATGCTCAAGATTAGTATTCCGGATACCGAAGTGTGGGATGAGCAGAAACAAGAATTCATAAATGTTAAAGCTACCACATTGACTCTTGAGCACTCTCTTGTTTCTATTTCAAAATGGGAGTCAAAGTGGTGTAAACATTTCTTGAATAATCCTGATAAGAAACCCGAGGAGATTTTAGATTATTTTCGGTGCATGACTTTGACTCAGAATGTTGATCCTAATGTTTATTATGTGATTCCTTCAGAAGAAATTAAGAAGATTAATGACTATATGGAAGCCCCAATGACAGCTACAACTGTTAAAGAAGCTCCTGGTGGAGGAAGAGGTAATAGCAGGGAGATCATTACTTCTGAACTCATCTATTACCTAATGATTGCATACAACATTCCATTTGAGTGCCAGAAATGGCACATTAACAGGCTCCTTATGCTTATTCGAGTTTGTGAAGCGAAGAATAGCAAACAGAAGAAGATGTCAAAAGCAGAGACTTTAAGGCAAAACAAAGCCCTTAATGCGGCTAGAAGAGCCAAGTATCACACTAAGGGGTAATGTATGATAACTATTCAGCATCATGGAAAATTCGAGAAAGCAGATCGCTTTTTCAAGCATATGTTCAAGTTTGAAATTATGCATGTTCTAAAAAAGTATGGCGAAGAAGGTGTTAAGGCCCTTCGAGATGCTACTCCTAAAGATTCTGGAGAAACTGCAGATTCTTGGGGGTACGAGATTACTAAAGAAGGACGAGGCTATGTTATTACTTGGACAAATTCTAAGAAAAACAAAGGTGTTCCGATAGCCATAATTCTTCAGTATGGCCACGGAACAGGAACAGGAGGCTACGTTGAAGGAAGAGATTACATTAATCCGGCAACAAGGCCTATTTTTGATGCAATTGCTGAAGAAGCTTGGAAGGAGGTCACTAAAGTATGAGCAATGTTGTTGACAATCGTGTCGTTGAGATGCGATTTGATAACAAACAATTCGAGAGTGGCGTCAAGACAAGTATGGGCACTCTTCAAAGGTTGAAGGATGCTTTAAATTTTAATAAATCTGCTCAGGCGCTCGATGGTTTGACTAATGCATTTAACAGAGCAGATTTTTCAGGACTTTCGAACGCTCTATATTCTATTCAAGATAGATTTTCGACATTCGGCATTATTGGCATGACTGCATTGCAGAATTTGACAAATACTGCAATAAATTTAGGAAATACTTTACTGCATAAAGTTATGTCGCCTTTAAATGCTATACCGAATCTTATTAAAGAGGGTGGTAAGCAAAGAGCTATGAATATTCAGCAGGCTCGATTTATGATGGAAGGCCTGAAGCTCGACTTTGACGAGTTTAATACAGCGATCGATAATGCAGTTACTGGAACTAGATTTGGTTATGATGAAGCGGCATTAGCGGCATCACAATTGGCTACGGCTGGTGTTGGTGCAGCTGATATGGAAAAGCACTTAAGAGCTATTTCTGGCGTCGCTGCCATGACAAACTCTGAGTACTCAGACATGGCCCGTATATTCACGCAGGTTGCTTCTAGAGGAAAACTAACTGGCGAAGCAGTTGAAAGCCTATCAACAAGAGGATTGAACGTTGTACATGAATTGGCAAAAGAATTAGATACTACCGATGCTAATATAAAGGACATGATATCCAAAGGAAAAATTTCTTATGCGCAATTCTCTGAAACAATGTTTAAGTCTTTTGCCGACCAGGCTAAGAGAGCTGACGAGACTTTAACGGGTGTCACGGCTAATATTAGAGCGGCCTGGAAGAGAATCGGTCAGGAATTTTGGCTTCCATTAGTCGAAAACAATAGTGCTTATGTAAAAGCTCTTCAGAAGATGAAGACGCTGGTAAAGGATTATATCAAGCCTGCGACCGATGAAGCAGCTCACGGAGGATGGAAAGAGTTCATTAATCTTTTAGTCAGTGGTCTTGATGCTGTCTTATCCTATCAGCCATTGCTTGACGGATTGCTAAGAAGTGTACGTGGAGTTTTTACATTTATTGGGTCATTTAAAATTAATGACCGAATCAAAGAAGCATACAAAGACATAGGCCAATTCGTTAAACAAATGGAGCGTTTTAAAAGTATTTTTAAAACAATAAGCTCCTTTTTAAATGGTGACATAAGCAAAGATTCAGCTATTTCATCTATATTTGGAAAGTATGCCGATTTTGCTCAGTTTGATAGCATATTTGAGAAATACGCTAATAATGTTGAAAGAATCCAAAACGTAATTAAAGGAGCCCAGTCCGCTTTCCATATTTTTACGAGTTTTCTTTCAGCAGTTGGCACAGGATTCAGTAAACTTCTCGGTCATATTTTTCCAGCAACCGATGGATTCTTGTCGTTTGGTTCAACCATTGCAGAGAATGTTACACAGCTCGACGAATGGCTTACAGAGCATGATATTTTCAATAGAGCAATAGAGAAACTCGATCAGTATGTCGGTCCAGTTTTGGATTTTGTTGTAAAAAAGTTTAATGAACTTACTGAGGCATTTCGTAAAAATGGTCCACAGTTCTCTGATTTTACTACATTCATAAGTAAAATTGCTCAAGGCATTAGAAATGCATTTGAAATTGTTGGAAATGTTTTTGAAAAAGTTAAAGACGTTTTCTCAAACTTCATTCCATATTTTAGAAAGGCCCTTGAATGGTTAAGACAAGGTTTAAGCGATATTGGAGAAGCTTTAGGAGAGTTCTTTAGCAATTCTGATTACAACAGTGCTATCGGAGCAATAACAGCTGGTGGCGGATTAGGGATTCTTATTTCGTTTATTTCCAAACTTAAAACATTCTTTGATGGAATCGAGAAGATTGGTCAGGGAGGTTTTAATTTCTGGGGAATGTTGCAACAGTTACAAACAGTTCTTACAGGATACCAGAGCTCAATTGACGCCGCAGTTCTTAAGGAAATCGCAGTTTCAATTGGAATTCTCGTTGGCTCATTATTTGTGCTAAGCCTTATTGATGCAGAAAAGTTGTCAACCGGAGTAAAGGCCCTTGGCGCTGTAATGGCCGAATTCGCATTATTTTTAGAAGCATTTTCTAAGATCAATAGTGGAGCGCAGGAGATTGCTCAAACTGCAAGTGGCGGTAATTTTATTACAAATCTTATATCCAATTTTGTTAACAATCTATCCGGTTCAATAGCTAGTGTTGGCGACGCTGCTAAGAAGATTGGCCAAGGTGCATCAATTGTTGCTATTGCTGGCGCGATTCTTATTTTAGCAGGTGCAGTTAAGAAACTTGGCGAGTTAGACACTGCTGCAGCATTGCAGGGTATCATAGCAATTGGAGTTATTTTTAAAGAGCTTGAATTGTTTATTAATAATGCTCTTTTTACTAAACTATCAGCAAATACAGGTGCTGGTATTTTGCTTGCTGCTGCTTCAATTCTTGTTCTCGGAAAAGCTGTAGAAATGCTTGGAGCTCTTGATATTAGTCAATTGCTAAAAGGTGGACTTGCGGTTGGAGCTTTGCTTCTTGCTATGGACGGATTCCTTGCACTTTTGACTAAGGACAGTAAAAAGTTTATTTCTGCCGGTGTAAGCATGATTGCTCTAGCAGTAGCTATGAACATTATGGCTGTCGCTGTACAGAAATTTGCTGACATAGGCGAAGAGAGTATAGTTCGAGGTCTATTTGGATTAGTATTCATGATGACCGCAATGGTTGCTGCCTTTGACTTATTGGATACTAAAGGTCTTATTAGAAAAGCCATAGCTATGGCCGCTTTGTCAGCAACTATGCTTATTATTGGCGATGCTGTTGGTAAGATGGGAGCATTGCCGCTTGAAAGCATGGGCCAAGGTCTAGCTGGTCTTGGTGCAGCTATTATGGGGTTAGTCCTTGGTTTGAATCTTATTGATTCTAAAGGACTTCTTCGAAAATCAATAGCTGTTACAGCAATGGCAGGAGCTCTCGAGAAAATTACCATATCCATTATTAAGCTAGCCGGATTAGATCCTATAAGAATGGGTTTAGCGCTTCTTACTTTAGCAGGAGCGTTTACTATTCTTGGAATTGCCGGATTAGTGCTTAAGCCTATAGCGCCGGTACTAGCTTCTATTGCCAAATCTATGGCGTTATTTGGAGTTGGCGTAGCACTTGTTGGCGGTGGTATGTTACTACTTGGCACGGGTCTTTTATCCTTATCCGCTGGTCTAGTTGCTTTAGGTGGAGCATTTGCCGCTGCAGGTACAGAAATTGTAGCTGGTGTTACTGCCATTATATCTGGCATTATTATGGGTATTGCAGCTTCTGCCACAGCATTAGCAGAAGGTTTTGTAACATTCCTTATTGCAGTTGGCAACGGGGCTTCTAGATTAATTGGCACAGTAGTTCAGTTGGGTTCGGCTATTATTCAGGGTATTATCCAGCTATTACCACAGATTGTAGATCTTATTTTGTTGATTATATCTGAAGTTCTACGGATTGTTGTCGAGGCAGCTCCACAGATTGTTTTAGCTGCAGCCCAGTTAATGGTTGCATTTATTGAAGGTATTACAGAGAAACTCCCTGATATTATTGAAGCCGCTATTAATTTAATCATTACCTTTATTAATTCCATGGCTGTTGCTATTGATGAGCACGGACCTGAGTTAATTACAGCATTTACTAATCTTATCAGCTCTGTGATTCATTTCTTAGCAGAAGCTGCATTCCAATTTATGTGGGCTGCTATTGAATGGATTGCACAGTTAGTACTCGGGATTGTTGATGGCGTAGATGATGTTATTAATGGCTTTAGTGATCTGGTTCAGCAGGCGATTGATGCTGTTACAAATTTCTGGGGAGATTTCGTAGAAGCCGGTAAGAACCTCGTTCAAGGATTAATTGATGGTATTTGGCAGATGGCCACCGATCTTTGGAATGCTGGAACTGAACTTGCTTCCGGATTATGGGACAAGTTTACAGGTCTTTTCGACATCAATTCTCCTTCGCGTCTTATGCGTTGGGGAGGTAAGATGATTGTCGAAGGTCTTGTGCTTGGTATTGCTGATAATGCTAAGCACGCTGTCAACTCAATTTCTAACATGGGTCAATCAATGTATGACGCTTTCTCTGGTACAGCCGATGTCCTTAACGATGCTATCAATTCAGAGATTGACCTCTCGCCGACTATTACTCCAGTTATGGATCTCAGCGGAGTTACGTCAAGCGCTGGAGCACTTAATGGGCTATTCAATGACCAGACAATGCATGCTAGTCTCATTACTGGAGCTAAGATTGACAATGTAAACGCAGTAGCCTCAATAAATTCAAAATGGAATTCTTACGATAACGGAGATGTTGTAGAGTCGATTAACGAGCTCCATAACGATATTTCCGATCTCAATAACCGTATCCAGGACATGAATGAGAAAGACGCTACTTACGAATTTAACCTTAATACACAGCTCGATGGGCGTAATATTGCACGTTCCACAGCTCGGTATAATCGTAGCGAGCTTGCGCTGTTAGATAGAAATACTAACCGTAAAGGAGGGAAAGTCAGATGAACATTGAAACATATGTAGCATCATTACCAATTCCTGGCGACTCTCCCTCCATTAGCGGAGTATATTTGGAACAGATTATTCCAGGCTACAGAACTATTCGAACAGAAGGCAGATGGAATCTTGCATCCGATGTTTCTGAGACAGATCGTTCTGCAGACTGGACTAAGGTGAAAGGGAAACGATACAAGCCAAAAGACTTTATTGTAACTTTTGCTATTACTTGTAATACCCCTCAGAATCTCCATGCTGCAACACGGAAGCTGAGGGGTTTTCTTCATCAGAAAAGAGAAGAATTTAAGCTGATTTTCCGAGATGAAGAGACAATCTTCTATACAGGAATTGTCAGCGACATTCAAGGATCAAAACTTGTTAACGACTGTTCTGTCTCCGGTCAATTCACAATCCATTGCGCAGACGGAAGAGGCTATTCGACGCAGGAGTATGAAATTGACGCCACTTTAGCAGGCGATACGCCATC